ACCGGATGGCCGCGCGATTTTTTGCCCCCCGCACGTGGCGCTTTTGTGGCCGCTGGATATTTTTCTCCCGCGCGCTGTACTCTTTAATTCTAATTAAAGGTATAACTTTAGTTTCCACCAATGATAGTGCGCCTGGGAAGTCTAGATATGTGCGCGATACTTGGGGCCGAAGTTGTTGATCAACGGCTATAAATTAAAAGAAGACTGACCACAGTCTTTAATTCATAATGCCTAAGCGGGATGCCCCGTGGCGCCTGATGGCGGGAACTTCGAAGGTTAGCCGCTCTTCCAATTTCTCCCCCCGTGGAGGTGGAGGCCCAAAGTTCAACAAGGCCTCGGAATGGGTTAACAGGCCCATGTACAGGAAGCCCAGGATATATCGGACGCTGAGAACGCCTGATGTCCCTAGAGGCTGTGAAGGGCCCTGTAAGGTCCAGTCCTACGAGCAGCGTCACGACATCTCACATGTCGGTAAGGTGATGTGCATTTCTGATGTGACACGTGGTAATGGTATTACCCACCGTGTCGGTAAGCGTTTCTGCGTTAAGTCTGTGTACATTTTAGGTAAGATATGGATGGACGAGAACATCAAGCTGAAGAACCACACGAATAGTGTCATGTTCTGGTTGGTCAGAGATCGTAGACCGTATGGTACTCCTATGGACTTTGGCCAGGTGTTCAATATGTTTGACAACGAGCCCAGCACTGCTACGGTGAAGAACGATCTCCGTGATCGTTATCAAGTTATGCACAAGTTCTACGCCAAAGTCACTGGTGGTCAATATGCCAGCAATGAACAGGCTCTGGTCAAGAGGTTCTGGAAGGTCAACAATCATGTGGTGTACAACCACCAGGAAGCTGGCAAGTATGAGAATCACACGGAGAATGCTTTGTTACTGTATATGGCATGTACTCATGCCTCTAACCCTGTGTATGCAACGCTAAAGATTCGAATTTATTTTTACGATTCGATCACCAATTAATAAAATTTGAATTTTATTGAATGATTTTCTAGTACATGATTTACATATGATTTGTCTGTTGCGAATCGAACAGCTCTAATTACATTATTAAGTGCAATTACACCTAATTGTTCTAAGTACATCATTACTAAGTGCCTAAACCTACTTAAATAAGTCATCCCAGAAGCTCTCATCGATGTCGTCCAGACTTGGAAGTTCAGGAATGCCTTGTGGAGACCCAACGCTTTCCTGAGGTTGTGGTTGAACCGTATCTGGATGTGATACACTCTGGTCCTTGTGAACGGGATGTCTTCTACTCGGTGCATCTTGAAATACAGGGGATTTGTTATCTCCCAGATATAGACGCCATTCTCTGCCTGATGTGCAGTGATGAGTTCCCCGGTGCGTGAATCCATGACCTATGCAGTTTATATGGACGTATATGGAGCAGCCGCACTCGATATCAATCCGTCGCCGCCGGATTGCTCTCTTCTTCGCAATCCTGTGTTGCTGTTTGATAGAGGGGGGAGTCGAGGAAGATGAATTTAGCATTGTATAGTGTCCACGACTTCAGGGATGCATTTTCCTCTTTCTCCAGGAAATCTTTATAGCTGGCCCCCTCGCCAGGATTGCAAAGCACGATTGAAGGAATTCCACCTTTAATTTGAACTGGCTTGCCGTACTTACAATTTGACTGCCAGTCTTTTTGAGCACCAATCAATTCCTTCCAGTGCTTTAACTTTAAATAATGCGGGGTGACATCATCGATGACGTTATACTCAACGTCATTTGAGTAAACCCTAGAATTGAAGTCCAGGTGTCCACTCAGATAATTGTGAGACCCCAAAGCTCTGGCCCACATCGTCTTCCCCGTTCGACTATCACCTTGGACGATTATACTCATGGGTCTCACTGGCCGCGCAGCGGCTCCTCTTCCAAAATACTCATCGGCCCATTCCTGCATCTCGTCAGGAACGTTAGTGAAGGATGAGAGGGGAAACGGAGGAACCCAAGGATCCGGAGCCTTTTTGAATATTCTATCCAGGTTACTGGATAGGTTATGGTATTGGAAGAGGAATTTTTCCGGCAGCTTTTCCTTGATAATCATCATCGCCTCTTCCTTTGATGATGCATTCAACGCCTCAGCTGCAGCGTCGTTAGACGTTTGCTGACCTCCTCTAGCACTTCTGCCGTCGACTTGGAATTCTCCCCATTCGATAGTATCACCGTCCTTATCGATGTAGGACTTGACGTCGGACGATGATTTAGCTCCCTGAATGTTCGGATGGAAATGTGCTGACCTGGATGGGGATACCAAGTCGAAGAATCTGTTATTTGTGCACTGGTATTTCCCTTCGAACTGTATAAGCACGTGTAGATGAGGTTCCCCATTCTCATGCAGTTCTCTGCAGATTTTGATATACTTCTTGTTGGTTGGGGTGTTAAGGAGTTTAAGTTGGGCAAGTGCTTCTTCTTTGGTCAGAGAACAATGAGGGTATGTGACAAAATAGTTTTTGGAAGATATTTTAAACCGCTTTGGGGGTGGCATATTTGTAAATATAGCCTTGTACCCCAATTGCTCCGGCTCTCAAAACTCTATATGAATTGGGGTAATGGGGTACAATATATAGTAAGGAGTTCCATAAGCTCCTAGGGGCACGTGGCGGCCATCCGTATAATATT